AAACACACCTGTCGCTTTTTTGAACAAACTTCAGAAGGTCGGATACCGTATTAATCCATTCATTACAGATGTTGCTGAAGTTCTTCAAGAAAGACAAATTAGCGTTGGGAAATTTATACCAATCCTTGAGTTACCACTACCACCTAAGCCAGTCGACATAGCAACAAATAAGGAAGCTCGAAAGAGTTATCGAAGAGCTGCAGCTGATGTAATGAATGCCAATGCAGGTGCCTTCCGTAGATCATGTCGAACACGGATGACTATGAAGGCAGTTACTAAGTTTAGAGATAGAGAAAAGTTCTTTATTCCTTGGTCATTTTGTTATCGAGGAAGGGCTTATCCGATCCCTGCTTTCCTAACTCCACAAGATACTGACTTTGGTAAATCTCTTCTTCGTTTTAGTGAAGAATCGATGATGAATAGGGAAGCTGAAGATTGGCTGGCTTTCCAAGTAGCTACTACTTATGGATTAGATAAAGCAACAATGGCTGAACGTCTAGTTTGGACATCTGAGAATTACCAATTAATTTCTCGTGTTGCATTAAATCCAATTGATAATCTTCCAGATTGGGAAGGTGCTGAGGAACCTTGGCAGTTCCTTGCCGCTTGTGATGAGTTCTATCACTGCGTCATAAAAAGAGATAGAAATCACACAGGATTAATGGTTGCAACGGATGCAACTTGTAGTGGTCTTCAGATACTTGCTGGTTTAGCAAGAGATAAATCAACTGCTGAACTTGTCAATGTCGTTCCATCTGATAAACCACAAGATGCTTATAAAGTTGTCGCTGAATTATCTAGACCAGATATTCCAGAACGATTGAGAGAAGTCTGGGATAGAAAATGTACCAAAAGGACTTGTCTCACGATTCCTTATAACGCTAAACCTTTTTCTAATCGTTCCTACATAAGAGACGCTTTAAAAGAGAAAGGTATAAAAATTGAGAAAGAAGATTTAACTCAAACCGTTAAAGCAGTTCGGGAAGCAATGAATACCGTTGTCCCTGGACCAATGGCAGTAATGAAATGGATAGAAGCAGAGGTATCTAAAGCAATAAATCGTGGAGATAAAGAACTCCATTGGGTTACTCCATCTGGTTTTGTTGTTACCCAAAGATTGATGAAGAAGCACGTCGAACGTCTTCAGCTTCAGTTGCTTGGAACTTGTGCAATGTCTGTCGCTACAAAAGATACAGATGAAGTTGACAAATCTAGGCACAAAGCAGCCACAGCACCCAATCTGATTCATAGCCTTGATAGCTCTTTACTTTGTCTTTCAACTATTCGCTTCGACGCACCTATCGCCACAATTCATGATTCAGTCCTTTGTCGTGCGACTGATATGTCATGTCTATCCAGTCTCGTAAGAGAAACCTATATGCATCTATTTGCAGAGCACGACTTTCTAACGGACTTCGCCAACCAAATTGGAGCGGAGACTGAACCACCGATCATTGGTGATCTGAAACCAGAGACCGTGATTGATTCAACTTATTTTTTCTGTTAAATGCACACCCTATTTGATAGCTTTTTTGGTCCTACGACCGTGCTTGTCGTCTCGGAAGAGAGACTAAAGCAAGTAGAACTAGAAACTAAAGAGAACCAACTTAAATCGTTAGATCATCGCATTGAAGAACTAACGGATTGTCGGACCGCACTTGCTAAAGAGATAAAAGCTCTTGCACCAACTAATGATGATGACGAAGGAGCAGAGTGCGATGTCTAGAATTATTCATACAACAACAAAACCCGTAGTCCTCGAAGGATTTCAAGCAGTATTAAAACCAAGTCAGTATGGCTACAGCCTTAAGGCAGTAGTAGGCAAAGAATTAATAGATAAACTGGAAGAAGAAAGGACTGATGCACTTAAATGGGCAGAGTCAAAATTAAAGAATCCAAAAAGATCAACATTACGTCCAGAACCTTGGGAGGAAGTAGCCGAAGGAAGATACATCGTTAAGTTCTCTTGGAATGAAGAGAAGAAGCCGCCAATCGTAGACACAGAAGGAACTCCGATTACAGATGAGAACACTCCTGTCTATGAAGGCTCAATGGTAAAGCTTGGTTTTGTACAGAAGCCTTACCTCCTTAGAGATGGAATTACATACGGCACAACTCTCAAATTATCTGGAGTACAAGTAGTCAGCCTGAACTCAGGCGCTGGTGTTGATTCAGGTGATCTAGATGAATCTGCAGTAGCTGAATTGTTTGGAACCTGTAAGGGTTATAAGGCAAATGATCCAAACGTCACTGCAACACCAAGCACACCAGAAGAAGACGATGATTTCTAATGGGATTTCGTTCTCGTTTAGAGGAGAACATCTCAGATTTAATGACGGAGCTAGGAGTAGATCATGATTACGAAGCAACTAAAATCCCTTATCAGATCCAGCACGTTTACACACCTGACTTTTTTCTCCCTAACAAACATATTTATTTAGAAGCGAAAGGATATTGGCGAAGTGAAGACCGCCGCAAGATCAAAACAATAAAGGAACAACATCCTGATCTTGATCTACGGATGGTCTTTCAATATCCCTACAACAAGATTTCTAAGAAATCAAAAACTACTTATGCCCAATGGTGTGAGCGACATGGAATCCCTTGGAGTTCATACCACAACCTTCCACTCGAATGGCTCATATAGATAGTGACTTCGAACGGCATATCCCTTGCGATAAGTGTGGTTCATCTGATGGAAATGCTCTCTATACAGATGGACACACCTATTGCTTTGTATGCCATGACCGTACGCCCGCAAACGGCGAAACAAATTTCACCCAAACAATGACTGATGTCCAACTTTCAGGCTACGCCCAAAGACTTGAGAAAAGAAAATTATCTCAAAAAACTTGCTCGCTCTACAAAATTTTCAGAGATGGAGAAGTCTTACGCTTCCCTTATTTCACAAGCGATGGAGTACTTCAAGGATGCAAGGTAAAGACTAAGAAGAAGATATTCAAATATGAAGGAGTTTCCACTGACACTTTATTTGGTCAGCATTTATTTCCTATTACTGGTAAACGTATATGCGTTTATGAAGGTGAATTAGATGCCGCCAGTGGTTATGAGGCTATGCCTGGATGGGCGCATGTCTCACTTCCACACGGCTGCGCTTCAGCTAAAAAAGATATACAAAAACAGATTCCATTATTCCAAGGCTACCAAGAGATAGTCCTATTCTTTGACAACGACGATCCTGGGAGAAAAGCCGCTGAGGAAGCTGCAAATATCTTACCGCCTGGGAAGGTCAAGATCGCTCGAATGGACTCGTACAAGGACGCTTCCGAGGCTCTGATGGCTGGTGATGCAGAGGGTATCCGTAAAGCGATTTGGGATGCAAAAGCATACAGACCAGACGGAATAATTGATGGAAAAAATCTTCTAGAAATCGTAACTACACCCCAGAAACCTTTTGACCATGAGTATCCATTCAAAGGACTCAACGAGAAATTACACGGGATCAGGTATGGAGAACTTACAACGTTTACTGCTGGCTCTGGTTCAGGAAAAACCTCAATCATGCGTCAACTTGCAGTTGATCTCCTCGAAAAAGGGGAATCAGTTGGGATCTTGGAACTTGAGGCAAGTAATAGACGAACCGCACTAGGACTGATGTCCACAGCTTGTGGTAAGAACTTACATATCGGCGAACATAAGAGAGAAGAACTCGATGAAGCATTCCAAAAGACATTAGCTAAATGGAACCTCTACCTCTTTGATGGGTTTGGGTCGTTTGATCCCGATGTTGTCTATAACCGTATCGAGTATTTAGCTACAGGATTGGATTGTAAGGTCGTTATCCTTGATCATTTATCAATATTATTGTCTGGACTGGATGGAGATGAACGGCGAACAATAGATAAAACGATGACTCGGTTACGTTCCTTGGTTGAACGAACTGGGATTGCATTATTCCTAGTTTCTCATTTAAGAAGAGGTACGAGTGAAAAACATTCAGCAGAAGAAGGCGGAAGAGTTACGCTCGCTAGCCTTCGGGGATCCCATAGCATTGCTCAAATTAGCGACTCGGTTGTTGCGCTCGAACGAAATCAACAAGCCGACACTGAACGAGATGCTACGACTATGCGAGTCCTTAAAAATAGATATTCAGGCGAAGTTGGTGTCTCATGCCAACTGAAATACGACTTATCCACTTGCAGATTTATAGAACATGAAGCTGAGACCGAATTTAACCCAGCATCAGACTTTTGAAGAAGAAAAAAAAGAACAATTAATTAAACCTAAACCACCTACACAACAAGCTATTCAAAAAGCCAAGTTTGTAGATAAATCCTTTGCTTGGCGGAACGATGCTCGTCTTCGATCTTGAGACCAATGGTCTCCTAAATGATGCTACGAGGATTCACTGCGTAGCTATTTATGACACAGACACAAATGAAATCTTCGTTTATAACGACGAATCACCTGGACAGGGTATGTCTAACCCAATACATAGCGCTGTCCAAACCTTGGAGGATGCAGATTGTATTGTCGGTCATAACATTATCGGTTTTGACTTACCAGTTCTCAAAAATATCTATTCCTGGTTCACTCCTCCAGATAATTGTGTTGACACTTTATTGCTTTCTCGCCTTTATCACCCAAATATGATGGCTATCGATCAGAAGCATCAGTGGCGACATATGCCATTGCAACTTTATGGTCGACATTCGCTGGAATCCTACGGCTATCGCTTAGGAGAATACAAAGGGAACTTTGGTAAGACTTCTGATTGGAAGGAATGGAGCCAAGAGATGGAGGACTATTGCGTCCAGGACGTACAAGTAACTAAAAAATTATGCACCCACTTCCACCGTTACCTGAATGGGTCGAACTAGAACATCAGGTCGCAAAACTATTAACCCAACAAGAATTATATGGATGGTACTTTGACGAAAGCCTTGCACGGCAACTTGAACAAACTCTCAGAAGAGAACTGGAAGATACTACTGAACTACTTCGAAACAAATTCCCTTTCGTTGCTGGAGCGTTGTTCACTCCTAAACGATCTAACAGGACATCCGGCTATGTCGAAGGAGCTGAACTTCAAAGATTAAAAGACTTCAATCCTTCATCAAGAGATCACATCTCATGGATCTTACAAACACACTGTGGCTGGACTCCGTCATCAATGACTTCGACCGGAAAGCCAGTCATAGACGAAACAATTCTGAAAGATATTGGGACGGATACATCCCTATCTTTTTTGAAGATACTGGAACTGACGAAAGCGCTTGGAGCGATATCCGAAGGAAAGAACGCATGGCTCAAGCTTGTTACGACCTCTAGTCGAATCCATCATCACTGTTCCACATCCACATCAACTTTCCGATGTGCCCATAGAAACCCAAACCTTGCACAAGTACCTGCAGATGAACGATTCAGAAAATTATTTAAGGCGACTCCAGGTCAAATATTGGTTGGTGCCGATCTTAGTGGTATTGAGCTACGGATGCTTGCCCACTATCTCTCCCGATTTGATCAAGGACGCTATGCCGAAATCCTCCTTAACGGAGACATCCATCAAACCAATGCCGACAAAATTGGCGTTACCAGGAGACAAGTAAAAACAATTTCGTACGCTTTTCTTTATGGAAGCGGAAATCTTCGCTTAGGACAAACATATGACAAAAGCCTTTCCGAGAACAAGGCAAAGAAGAAGGGTAAAGAAATTCGTGAAGCTTACGTTGCTGCCATTCCAGGTCTTAAAGAATTGCTGGAAGCAGTACACAAAGCTAGTGAGAGGGGTTATGTTCGTGGATTGGACAACCGTCACATCCTGTGTGACTCGAGGCACAAGTCCCTCAACTACCTTTTACAAGGATCCTCGGCTATCATCGCAAAAAGATGGATGGTCTTAGCTCATGGATCTTTGGCTACTACCGCTCGACAATTGGCATTCATTCATGATGAACTTCAATATGAATGTGACCCAAAAGATATAGATCAAGTAAAACTCACCCTAGAAAATTCAGCTAAAGAAGCAGGCGAATACTACGGACTAAGAGTCCCTATTGCTGCAGAAGCTAAAGCTGGAGAGACATGGGCTGATGTCCATTAATCCACTTTATGAAACTATTAATAGATTGCGATTTTATCGTATATAAATCATGTGCAGCTACAGAGACTGAGATTGATTTTGGTGAGGATGTAATTCTTGTCACTTCCAAATTTTCGGAAGCTTTAGCTTGTACAAAAAGAGAGTTAAATAAAATCTCTCAACATTTTGGATCGTTCTCAAAGATGATCCTCTTCTTTAGTGACTCAAAGAACTTTAGAAAACAGATATGTCCTGAGTACAAAGGTCATAGGAATCGAAAGAAGCCTTGCGGCTACAAGCGTGTCATCAATCAACTCAAGACTGAGTATGAAGTAATTCTCATGGATTCACTTGAAGCGGATGATGCAATGGGTATCTACGCAACTAAGAATCCAGGAAATTGCATAGTTTCTCCTGACAAGGATATGAAACAGACACCTGGCAAGCTATTCAATTTAGATGAATCATTTACGATTACAAAAGAACAAGGTGCTCGATGGCATCTCGAACAAACGTTGGCAGGGGATAGCACTGATGGCTACGGGGGTGTTCCTGGTATTGGCATCAAACGTGCTCAATCTATCTTCGAGCAAAA